GCGCTCGTTCTCGCCCGTCACAGCGTCGGCGATGGCCTCGACGGCATCCATGACAGATTTCCCCATCGCCGAGGCGGTGTCGCCGAGCGAGCGGAGGGTGTCGCCCTTGATGGGGTCGATGCCGTAGGCGCGGAGGCGGACGAAGGCCTCTGTGACGGTCTTGAGGTCGTAGGGCGTCTTGGCCGCAAAGTCGTTGATCCAGCCGAAAGCCTGCTTGGCCTTGTTCACGTCGCCGCCTTCGAGCGTTTTGAGGATCGTCTGCAGGCGCTCGAACTCGGCAGCGGTGTCGAGAAATTGTGTTTTAAACAGATAGCCAGCCGCGGTGCCGAGCACGCCGAGCTTCGTCGCCAGCCCGGTAACGTTCGCCTTCACGCGGCCGAAAGCATCGCCGACGTTCAGGAGGTTCGACTTGAAGCCGCTCCATGCGCCGCTGAGTCGGGTCATGCGTCCGAGCTGCGATTCAGTGCGTCCGATCTGCGAGGCAAGCCGGGCCTGTTCCTGCGACAGCCTGGACGTGTCCACGCCAGCAGCGCGGAGCGAGCTCGATAGCTTCTCGATCTGCGCCGAGTAGCGAGCAACAGCCGCGGCATTGCCTTTGCTCTGTGCGTCGGCGAGGCGGCTTTGAGCAGACTGGAGGCGGCCGATGTCGGCAGACTGGCGCTTGAGCTTCGAGAGGCTGGCCCCGAGGTCGTTGACCTTGCGAGTGATGCCACCGAAAACACTGCCGACCGACGACGACATGGTCGCGCCGATCTGGACGGTTGCAGAGATGTTTCGGTTAGCCACGGCGGTTCGGAGTTGGGATTTTAGTCACCCACTCCACAAACTCATCAGTGGGCATCAGGTCGATTTCAGACAGCGGCCAGCCGGTGTAATTCGCGAGAGCGAGGACCGCCCTCATGCAGTCGTCTCGCTCAAGCCAAAAAAACCTTGCAGCACTTTCTGGACCTTCACGAAGTCGGCGATGTCGAGGCTGTCCACATCGGCAGGCGTGATCTGCGCGAGGTTGGCGATGAGCGTGATTTCCTGATCGGCGTCGCTCTTGCCGCTGTTGCGAGCGACGCGCATGTCTTTTACGGTCGGGCGTCGCAGCGTGATCTCGTTGACGGTCGCGCCGTCGATCTTGATCGGGTGTTCGAGGGTGATCTTTGTCATGGCAGATTACAGGCCGATGGCAGCACGTTGAGCAGCGAGGCGATCCACGCCGTTGACGATGCGCTTCATGTTCAGCACGTCGATGTCGTGGACGCGAAGGCCGTCGATGTCGTAGGCGTATTCGCGAATGTCCATCGTGAGCGTCACAGCCGACTTCGCGCCCGCAGTGATAGCGTCGTGCTCGATGCTGCGGATCGTGCCGCGCTGAGTGAAGACTTCGGCTTTCACGGTGCCGTCGAGGTCTTCGAGAGCGCCGCGAACAACGAGGCTGAAGGTCTGGCCTTGGCCGACACCCCAAAGGCGAAGAGCGTCGGCGGTGATCTTCGACAGCTTGAAGGTCGCTTCGAGCTTCTCCTGGCCCATGTCGAGCGCGACGCTGGTATCCATGCCGCCAGCGCGGAAGTCCTCAACTTGGACGGCGAGCGTTGGAGGCTGATACTCTTCAACGTTTCCGGCGTAGCCGAAACCATCGAGGAACAGGTTGAAGTTTTTGCGGATTTGAGCGGCGGCGGCCATGATCGGTCAGGTGGTGAGAGTTGATGATTAGGCGAGGATTTCCGTGATGTAGTCGTTCACGAGGATCGAGCGGAAGATCACGTTTTCAGCCGGGTAAGGCGGCGTGAACTCGAAATTGAAGTAAACTTTGCCCTGCGAGATGTTTGCCGGGCTGTTGAGGTCCGGGTCAGGCCAGCACTTGCCGCCGAGCACGGCCCCGAGGTTCGTCAGCGTCTTGATGTAGGCGTTGACGGATTCGGTCACGTCCTCGAGGTAGGTCCGCGAGATGTTGCGATCCACGGCCCACAGGTGAGCACGCAAGATGCTGTCGTTGATGAGGTCGGCAGTGCGACGAACGGAGATGAAAGCGAACTTCGGATCGGCGCTGGTCGTGCGGTTGCCCCACAGGCGATTCCCGTTCTGCTTGATGATCGTCGTGATGTTGGCCTCGTTCAGCAGGTTTGCCGGGCTGGTTACGTCGCCGAGACGAAAGCCGATGGCGCGAGACGTGCCGGTGAAGCCGAGGATTTCGAGATTGGAGGGCGACCACCAGAATCCGCGCTCGTAGTCGGACTTAGCGGTTGCTCCAGCCCATGCGGCAGACGGCGCATGATCGACGCCGTCTTTCACAAGCCACGGATCGATTATCGCGAGGCGGTCGCTTCCGAATTGCGTCGCGTAATTGATCGCGGCGGCGTCGGTGCTGTTCGGGCCATCGGCGAAAGCGAAGGCGCGGAGCTTGTTAGCAGCGCTCACGAGAGCGTCAGCGACAGTCTTCTCGTTGGAGAACTCGGGAGCGATGAGGATGCGCGGCACAAGGCCGGTCACGCTCTCGCTGTCGAGCAGCTTCTCGACGCCAGCGATGATGTTCGCCTTTGCGACTTCGGCGTCTTCGTCGGCTTCGACGCGCACGACGACGATCACGGCCCCGACTTGATCGAGGATGTCGTCGAGGGCGGCCGGGATGGTGCCAGTCAGGCCAGCGCGAGCAGCCTCCGCACGGCTGGCAGCCACGCGGTAAGGTGTGTCGAGCGGGAAGGACTCGTCGAGGCCGCCTTGCAGGCGGGTGGTCGCGGAAGGCGTCACAACGCCGGTGCCGATGGAAGAGCCGCCAGGAGTGCCGTCGCCATCATCAGCACCAGAGACTTCAACGAGCGCATTCGCGTCGGTGTTGGCTTCGATGGCCGTCTTGATCTGCGCGGCAGTGCTGGTGACAACGCCGCTGCTGTTGGTCGCAAGCGAGACGGTGATCGCCTTGCCGGAAACAGTGACAGCCAGCGCTGCCGAGTTCGTGCCGGGGTTTTTGAGGCGAACGGAGATTTCATTGCCGACGATGCCTGCGGTCTTGGCGACGAAGGTCAGGCCAGCCGAGCCGGTGCCGATGCTGGCGGATGCAGGAACAGCAGCCTCGGCATCGGGCGCGGTGCCGACGAGGCCGATGATGGCGCTGTTGACGGTGCGGATGGGGCGTGGTCCATCCGTGATTTCGACTACTTGGACGCCATGAAGGAATTGCTCGGGCATGATGCGAGTTTAGGGGTTGGAGTTGGGGTGTCTTGTGCGGTTGGTTCCGTCAAATCTTCACAATCCAATTCAGGGCCAGACTTGGTTGCATGTTGTTGTGAGCCGTCCCGCTGCCAGTGTTTCCGGTCCGAGTGGCCGAGGTTGGAGCTTGGGCCAAAAGGTCGTGGGAGTAAGTTGCGCTGCCAGGGACGCCGGTCGTGGTCGTGCCAAAGATGCCGGTTCTTGTATCCGTCGAGCCGACGCCGGTCGTGTGAGCATGCGCTGGCAATTCAGCCTCGGCCAAAGCGTGCGTTTCAGTGCCGACGCCGACGCCGTGCGTGCGAGCAGTGAGTCCCGAGCCGGTGCCGGTTCCGATAATCGAGCGACCTCGGAGGTCTGGCAATGTGATCGTCTTGTTGGCGCTCCAATCAGCGGCAGCACTTGCGCCGCGCCCGCCCGAAACGGGAGCCTCGGTGTTGGCGAACGAGTTCCACAGCGCCAGGAACAGATTCTTGTGATCGTCACTGGCTCGTGTGGCGGCAGACGCGGCGCTTCCAACGGTGTCACCGTTGAACATCAGCCAGCCGGTCGGGGCAGCGGTCAGGATCGTGGCAATGACGGTTCCTGTCATGCCTTCGGAGAGTTGGAGTGTGCGGCGCTTGCTCATAAATCATTGAAGGTTCTCCATCAGCGGAGGGATTCGTAAACACGCTGCATGTATTCAGCGTGCGAGTGCCAGATTTCATCGACCTGGGGGATGTATGTCCCGTGGATTGTCTCGACTTTTGTCCCGGCTTTCAGATGCAGCGAGGACGGCGAGTAAAGCCTCATGTTGCTTTCGGGCGTTGGCGATTTTGACGCGCAGGCTGTCAAGACGAGGACGCTCATCAGGACGAGCGCGAGTTTCCAAGTTGATGATTTCATCGGTGAGATTGTCGAGTTGTTCAGATTGCCGCCACGCCAGCCACAACGGGAATGCCCGCATGGCTGCCGTGGCAGCGTTCAGGAATTCGGTGATGACGGCGATGATGCCCATTACACGACGGTATGGTTGCCGTCTTTGGCGGCGATGAGGCCGAGGCCGGTGAGGATGCCGACAGCCTTGGCGACTTCATCGGCATACTGCGGCAGCCATGTCGCGGTGATGACGCCAGCGATGGCGACGACTCCGGCGAGCGAGGTTTTCCAGTTCTTTAGGATGTAGTTCATGCGTTTGGTTCCTGCGGATGTTTGGTGTTGCCGTCTTTATGCAGTCCGCTGCCACATAAACACGGTGATGTAAGGCTGAAGGTTATTGTGCGCCTGACCGCCTCCGGTGTTTGCGATGGCGGTGCTGTCGGTGGCAGTTGCGCTACCAGACGATCCGCGGTCAATCGACGGCGTGCTCGCGCCGACGCCATAGAGCAAGTCATGATTGTGGGCTGGCATTTCGGCAGTCGTCAGAACGTGCGTCTTTGCACCGCCGGTCTTGTCCAACGCGTTGAAACTGGCATCTCCTTCGTCATAGCCGACGAGCACCCGGCCCTGTCCGTAGCGTGTCCACGTTCCGAAGCCAAGCCATGTCGAAGGGTTGCCCGTGCGCCGAGTGGTGATGATTTCACCGACAGGATAAGTGCGCTGCTGCATGAGAGCCCACAGCGCGTCAAGGTATGTCGTGTTCGTCAGCAGCTCCAGATTGCCGCGAGCTGTTGCCTTGTTCGGCACGTCGGACAGGTTGTTGCCCGACTTGAGGTAATCGTTCTCGCCAGCCGGTTCGTTCTGGACGATGAGGATCTTCGAGCCGTCCGCGTAGCTGGTCGCCAGCGTGATCGTCGTCGCGTTCGTGGCCGTCCAGTCCGCCGGATGCAGACGCACGCCCTCGATGTAAACCGCGGCGTTGTCGGTCGTGCAGGTGGCAAGGGTGACGATAGTCTGAGCGGCGGCGAGCGTTTGCTCTTCCTGAATGAGTTCGACGACGACGTTCACTTCGTTCGGGTCTGCCCATTCAGTGTCACCATCGGCGTTCGATGCCTTCCGCAAAACTTGGTGTGTTGTGCCGCCGGGCAGCAGCGCAGTCAGGGAAAAGTTCGCTTCCACCCATGAGCGCGAGGCGACGATGATGCTCGAATCGACTTGCAGCGTGATCGCCGCGGTATTCGACACGTCGAGGATGAGCCGAATGATGAGGTCGAGCGTCGCGCCCTCGGCTGCGGTCGGCTTGTAAACGGCAGGAAAGGCAGCCACGGCGATCAAGTCGCCGTCGTTGTCGTAGAGTCCGACTTCGCGGATCGTCCAGCCGCCTTCATTGGCAGGCACGACCAGCTCGGCAAAGACACGGCTGCTGTCGCTTGGATCAACGTCGATGTGATCGAGCGTGCCGGAATAGACCTCGCGCACGAGGTCAGTCCACGAGGCGTTCGGTGTCACGGGGTTGCCGTTGCCGTCGCCGATCTTCCCGGTCGTGATATTGACGCTCGTGTCGTTCGCGATGGCGTCCGCGATCTTGGCAAGTCCGATGGTAGTTAGAAGTGCGGTGTAGGCCATGATTTATGCAGCAGGTTGAAGCTCGACTTCAGCGCCGGAGACGGTCACGCCGCCGACGTAGATCGTCACCGGGTCAGTGTCGGCGAGAAAGTCCGTGCCCGCCAGTTCAGAGCGAGCGTTTTTTTGACGGAGAGCAATCGCGGTTGCTTGTGCGACAGCAGCCTCGATGACGGCCCCGCCCGCCGTGCTGCCGTCGCTGATTTTGAAACGGAGCCGGAACGTGTAGGCCACGCCCGTGCGCTCATCGATCTCGACCTCGTATCCGAGGCGTTGAAGAGCGCGACGAAGTGCGCCGACCGTGCCTTTCTTCCGATGCTGGTCGATGCTAGCTGCGATGACCTGCCGTTGAGTCTCGACAGGCCAGGTGCCATCCCATTCGTCCACGCTGAGAGCCCACGCCAGCCACGGCAGGACGTTCGCCTGGCAGGTGTAGGGACTCCATAGCTGTTTGACCGGCACGGCCACGTCGCGCCCGGTCGCGAGCGAGAGCGCTCGTTCCTGCGGTGTCGCGTTCGGTGGCAAAAGGTCACTCATGCGTCGGCAGTCGTGAGGGTGATGTCAGTGCAAAACGGCGCTTGGACGGCCGTGCAGACGAGGTCCGATGTGATGCCCGGAGCCGACAGCGTCACGCGATCCACGCCGCCGACGTGCAGCGCGGCGTAGAGCGCAGAAAGCCGGATGTCAGCGCCGACCTTGTGCCGGTCGGCAACGAAGGCTTGCACGCTCGCGAGCGAGGCCTGTCGCACAAGCTCGGGGTCAGGTCCGGGCAGAACGTAGAGCGTCGCAATGATCTCGTATTCCTGAATGGTCGCCGACTGCACGGTGACTTGATCGGTCAGCGGTCGCACGTCCTCGGCATTCAAAGCCGCGTTCACGGCAGCGATGAGATTCGAGTCGGCGGTGCCATCGCCATCGTCCGACAGCAGCGTGACGAGCACGTCGCCAGGGTCAGTGTCGGGCGGCCCCTGCACGCCAACGTCTTTCACGCCTTCGACTTTCAGTGCGTGGTAAACGTAGCTGCCAATCGGCCCGGCGGTGCTGAGACCTTCGAGCGCGAGCTGCGTTCGGTAGCGAAGGCTCGCGTCGGTTTCATAGGTGGCTGGAACGGGCGGGATGGCGTTCGCGTCGCCGGCGTCGATGAGCTTGCGCGTCACGCCGAACAGCCCGGCAAGTTGTTCGAGATCCGCGCCGGTCGAATAGGCCAGCATCACAGCACGAGCGCCGTCGTTCACGCGCTGGCGGATGAGAAGCTCGCGATAGGCGGCGACCTCAAGAATCTTGTAAGCCGGATCGCTCTCGACGAGCGCAGTGAAGGACGGGTCACGCGCCTGCAGGTCGGCCAGCATGGCGGCCAGAATCGTCTCAAACGACAACGTCTCGACAACGTCGGGAGCCGGAAGGGTTGAAAGGTCAATCGGTGTGTAGCTCATGCGGTGACGACGATGCCGTCGAGCGTGATCGGCTCGCCGGTTGGTGTGTAAGTGGCTTCGAGCTCGATCTCGACACGGCCCGAGCTGGCGGCAGTGATGCCGACGCGGCGCGGGGTGATGCGCGGTTCCCATCGCAGCAGCGCCTCGATTGTCGCGGCGTAGAGCTGCGCAATCGTGCCACGGTTCAACGGCGCATCGACGAGCTGGAACAGCCGCGAGCCGTAGTCACGGCGCATCACGCGACTGCCGAGCGGTGTCGTCAGGATGTCGCGGATCGACTGTTTCAGGTGGTCAAGGCCCGAGACGGCCTTGCCTGTCGTGGCGTTGGTGCCTCGCATGGTGCAAAGGATGCCGCCCGGCTCGGAGGCGGTCTTGTGCGGTTGGTTCCGTTACGCGTGCTTTGCCATCCACTCGGCGAGAAATGGCGAGACGGCTCGGGTGTCGCCGTTGGTCATCCGGCATCGACAGTCGTCGCCGCGGGCGCACTCGATCCACATGCAGCCTGGTTCATAATGAAGCCGGGGCGTCTGCTTGTAGAGCTTGCAGACGGTCCCGGCCTCAAACTGGCGTTTGATCTTTTCCCACTCGGTCATTTCAGCATGGAGCCAAGCTGAGCATATCCGGCCAAGTCCACCCAGTTGTCCCGCTTGTCCGACGTGCAGGCGCGGCTGACTTTGAGCTGGATGAGGCAGAGCGCGACGTGCTTGGCCGTCACGGGCACGCCGAGGATCGGAGCCCACAGCGCGGCGATGCGGTCAAAGCTGGCCTGCGCGTCGCCGTAGTCGGCCGCCCGGTCGCCGTTGACGATGCGGGCGGCTTCTTCGAGCACAGACTCGGAATGAGGCGCGACGGGTCGGAGCATGGTCAGATGGTAAAACGGATTCGACTGCGAATGGCCGACAGTTTGCGACGCTTGCGAAACACGCCGCCGCCCTCGCGACTGCCCGCCGCGTCGGTGTTGCCCTCGATGGTGGCAACATAGCCTTCGGCATCAGGTTCGCCAACAGCGATCCCGATGTGGCTGAACGTGAAGACAACGATGTCACCGGGCTGAATGTCACCGCGATGAGGTTTGCGGGTCTGAGTCGTGGCGTCCTGTGAGAGGCTCCAGTTCTCGAAAGCCCATGCGCCAGCGGTTCGAGGCCGCTTGAATCGGGCGGTTTCTTTGATGCCGGTTGCTGCCATTGCCTCGCGCACGAGCCAGCAAACGAAGGCAGCGCACCACGGCCAGGGTTCATCCGGCGGGAGATTTGTCGCGGCTTTGTATTGGTTCACACGAGGGCCGCAGTTGGTCCCGTCGATTTCTTCAACGCCGACCTCTTTGGCGGCGAGTTCAACGATTTTGTGGGCGAGTAGGCTCATATTTTGGCAGTGGTGGCGGAGTGCCGGGCTTCCGGCGAGGCTTGAAGAGTGCGCCGATCATGTTGACCATATCAGCCAAGGTCTGAATGCCGCGGGCAATAGCGCCAAGAACGAGCAAAGCGAGGATGAAAAGAAGGACTTCGGCCATAGGTCGTCAGTGCTTTGAGAATGCTTTGATGATTCGGTCAGCGGACTCGACTATGGTCAGCGCAACTGCCAACAGCCCGCACACAACGGCTGGCGCATTTCGATTGTGATGGATCAAAATGCCTGTCATGGCGATGAGAAATCCGATGAAGTGGCCCATAAAATCAAACAGGTTGCCCGGTGTTGCTCCCTCCCGACTGAACGCCGCCATGAACGTGCGTCTGGAGCACGACGCTGCCGCCAGTGATGAGGTCGGTCGAGGTGATCTTGCCGGTGACTTCAACGTCGCCAGTGATCTTGATCTTGCCGCCCGACAGTTCGAGCACGGCACCGCCAACGACGACTTTCGCCTTCCCGTTTTCGAGCGTGAACGTGCAGTCTCCGCAGGTAACGCGAAACTTGCCACCGCTCGGGATGTCCAGCTCTCGCGTGTTTGCCTCGCTGCCGTTCGCAGGGTTGGCTTCGGTGAAGATCGCGCCGCGCTGGATGTATCCGGCGTTGCCCGTGCCGCCAGGGTTCACGACGACGACTTGCTCGCCGACTTTCGGGTGACCGTTCCATTCCTTGATGTCACCGGCCTGAGTGGTTTGCCACGGCAGCGGAGCCGTGACGTTGCCCTCGCCGAATGAGACGCGGGCTTTGCCGCCGACGATGCTGTGCACGGTGCCGGGGCGAATCAGGTTCGCGATGCGGTTCTGGAGGTCGGAGAGTTCGGCGCTCATGGTGTCACTCTTACGTCGCAAATGTCTATGGTTGCTGACAAAAGGCCAATTACAACACCGCGAGATACGGTGATGAATCCACAGAATTCTTGTTTGAATTTGTAGAACTGCGGCTTCCATTGAAATGGCGTTGCAAGTTCGGACGGCTGGCCGTTCCACAGTGGGCCATTGATGTGCAAAAGCGTAAACTGAACGCGAAACGGGCCGATTTTGAAGTAACGGGTGTGAAAGTGAAATGGCTTCATGGTGGTGATCCTCAAAACGGAATGTCGTCGCCATCAGCGCCAGCGGTGATCGGGCCTTCACCAACATCATCACCTTGCTGAGCTGGCGCGGGCCGCTGTTGCGTGCGCTGCTGTGTCGGCTGCCGCTCGCCCTGCTGTTGCTGGCCGCCGCCGAGGAACTGCACGCCCTCGGCGACAACGCGGTGGCGTGAACGCTTCTGGCCGGTTTGCTTGTCTTCCCAAGTCTGGAGTTCGAGACGGCCTTCGACGAACGCCGGGCTGCCCTTCTTGAGATACTTCGCGCATGACTCGGCGGTCTTGCCCCACAGCGCGATGTCCACGAAGGTGACTTCTTCACGCACCGCGCCTTGATCATCCTTCCATTTGCGATTGATCGCGATGCTCATGTCGGCCACGGGCGAGCCTTTCGGGGTGTAACGAAGCTCGATGTCGCGAGTGAGGTTGCCGATGAGGTGGACTTTGTTCAGGGATGCCATGCGGTGTCAGGGTGTGAGAGTGAAAACTGGCCGTCTCTCCGGCTGTCACGCTTGATGCCTCTCGCGTTCAGGGTGCGTTGGTGGACATTTAAGGGGTCCGTCTTGAAAGCACAAAAACCATCCAGACCTGCGGAGACACTCCGCCAGCATTGCACGTTTGCAAGCACAAAATCACGCGGGCTCGACAATCGCAGCCGGGTCACTCCCCTGCTCGCTGACGTTCACTTCTGTCGGCACGTCGCCGTCGTCGATCCACACGTCGGTGCCGAGAAGCGCGTCGTGCTCGATCTCGATGCGACGGCACTCGTATTCCTGCGGATCGCCTTGGAAGGTGTCGCGATAGGCTCCGATCACGCGAGCAGCGCCGACCGGGCAGCTCCATTTCTTCCCGCGCACGAACGCCATCACAGCCGCCGCGAGGTTGCGCACGGCCAGCTTCTTTCCGGCCTTGTAGCTCTCGACAGCGTAGATGTTGAACCGCAACGTCACCTCGACTTGCTCGGCTCCGTTGTTGTCCGGGTTGCTGGCGTCGATGTCTTCGAGGTCGATGAGGATCGCGGGCGTCGTGATCTTGTCGCCAGGGCGCGGATAGTGATCCACGAAGCACGTCGGAAACTGAGCGGCGAGCGCGGTCTTGAGGTTCGTGTGAAGGGTCGTGAGATTGACGGGCGAGTTCATGCGTTGAGGATCTGTTGTGAGGTTCCGGTTTCGCGGCCTGTCGTCTTATCGAGCGCGGCAAAGAACTCTTCGAGCAGCTTGGCCCGCACTTCATCAGGAAACTCGGCTTCGACGTAGGCCATGCCCGCGGGCTCGATCGGCTTCTCGACGCGATCAATCGGCAGCCGAGCACGGCCACGGCGACGAAACCAGTGAGCATTCAGCTTGTCGTTAGTGAAGCCGCCCTTGCGATCTTTCGCACCGAGATACTTTGCGCTGACAGGATTCAGGCCGAACCAGACTTGGCCCGAGCCAGTCAGGCGATACTTTGCCCGCGTGCGTGCTCGTGCTGCCCGGTATGGAATGCCAGTCTCGGCGGCGATGTCCTTCGCGGCCTTTCGCTCGGCCCATTTGAACGTCCGGCGAGTCGCTGTCTTGACCGCCTTCGAGATGTCCGACTCCAGCACGCCGAGCGCGGTTTTCACGCGGGCAATGTTCGAGCTGGTAAGGAACTCAATCATCGTCGGTCACATCGGTGAGCAGCACCGTCGAAAAGCCCGTGCCGTCCGGCTCGATCCGCAGCACCTCGAACGTGCCGCATTTCAGCGTGACTTTGTCCTCGCGCTTCAACGTCCCGAGGTCGCTGTCACGCACGAGCAGCCGCTTCTGTGTCGTGTCCAGCACGGTCTCGCCGATGCTCGCGTCGAAGAACGCGGCGTCGTAGATGCCTTTCACTTCGCGGTCGCCGGCGTCCGTGTGAAGGACGACAGTCTCGCCGAAGTCGGCAACGAAGATGTGCTGAGGGTCGCGGATCATTGCTGTGTCGTGTTGATCTTATCCACCACGCGGCCGGGAACGCGGCCCACTTGCGACGCGATCCCGTGGAGCTTTCCCTTGATCTCGGAGATGTCTTTCGTGTGCTCGTCGAGCTTGCCTTCGTGGCTGTCGAGGCGGCGCTCGTGCGCTGCCTCGACAGTTTCGAGCTTGCCCTTCAACTCGCCAAAGCTGACGACTTGAACGAAGATCGTGGCACCGGCAGTGATGAAGCCGAGGATGGTGAGAAGGCGGTTTTGAGTGCGGTCTGACATCTTACAATGTCGGAATGCTGATAGTTCCAGCGCCNNGTTTTGTTGTTGGAAACGTTGCCGCCGCCGTCATAGACGGTCCCGGAATTGTCGAGGCCGTAGAGCGTGCCGAGGCCGTGAAGTCGGCAGCTCGACAGCGTGGCAATGCAGCCCGAGGCCACTTTCAGGCCGCCACGATTGCCGCCGTAGCCGATGAGTTCGCAGCCGACAAAACGGGCATGGCTGGATGATGCCAGCTCGCATGCGTAATTGCTGGTAGGACCAAAGAAGCGAGCTCCGATGAACACCACGTCGGTTGAGTCGAAGATATAAGATGAAGCAACTCCAGCGCCTCCAGATGTGTCGATGATGCCGCCAATCCACTTCAACGCGGTGCCGGTATTGGCTGCACCGTTGATGCTCGTGATTTGCAGGCCAAAGTATCCGTGATTTCCGGTGTAGCAGTCCTCAAAATGGTAGCTGCCACCACTCAGGCTCAGGCCGACGTAACTTGCCCCCTCAAAGAAGCAGCGCACCGCATTAAAGCGAATGCCTGTCAGGTGCGCCATTGCTGTGAAGCCTTTTGTGTGTGTGATCTTCACATCATCGAAAAGCGTGCGATCTCCAGTATCGGAAAGCACGTGATAACCAGACGCGCCACTGTACGAGTGATAAGACCCCTCGATTTGCAGGCCGCAGAGCATGCTGTTTCGGCAGTTGCCATTCGTCCGATAAAAGATGCCCGTGTTTGAGGTCGTGCTCGAAAAATCAAACCCTGGAACAGGGTAAAAAACAGACACACTGCTACCCGCTCCAATAACACCCGAAGCATTACCGACAGTCGAGCGGTTGCCATCAAATGGCAGCGCAGAGAACAGATAGC